TTTTTGCAATACCTCATCTGCCGCTTTTACAGTCACTTTACCAGCTTCAGCAACAATAGGTGATACAATTGCTCTTGTTGATTATGCTGGAACTTTTGCTACATATAAATTAACGATAGATAGAAATGGTCATAATATACAAGGTGTAGCAAACAATTCACAAATAGGCACAAATAGAGCTTCCGTGACTTTAGTTTATGTCGATAACACAAAAGGTTGGGTTTATCAAGACGAATCAAATGTGGCTGATTTAGGACTTGCACAGTTTATTTCAGCAACAGGAGGTACAATAACCACATCAGGTAATTTTAAGATACACACTTTTACTGGCGATGGAAGTTTTGTTGTATCGCAAGTAGGAGCAGGAACTGGACCTAGTAATGTAGATTACTTAGTGGTGGCAGGAGGTGGGGGAGGAGGATCAACTAACTCAGGTGGTGGCGGCGGAGCAGGAGGTTTTAGAGAATCATATTCAGCTCCAGTTTCAGGCCCTTACACAGCAAGCCCTTTAGCTACACCAACAGGCATTACAGTTAGTGCTACTACATATCCAGTTACAGTAGGAGGCGGTGGAGCAGGAGCTCCATTAAATTCACGTGGAACTCCAGGAAGTAATTCAATTTTTTCAACAATTATAAGCACTGGCGGCGGCGGCGGCGGATCTGGCGAAGATTCTCCACCATATCCAGAGGGTATACCTGGTGGTTCAGGTGGAGGCTCAGGACCTCATATAAGTCCTGCTCCTGCTTTTAGTCCAGGTGGAACAGGAAATACACCTCCTGTATCACCTCCTCAGGGCAATAATGGAGGAACAGGAATGCCTCAAGCTAGCTCAGGAGCAAGTGGCGGAGGAGCAACTGCTGCAGGAGGAAATGGTGCACCAGGATCTCCTGGTAGTACTGTATCTCCAGGTGGAGCTGGAGCAACAACTTCTATTTCAGGAAGTCCAGTAACTTATGCTGGTGGTGGCGGTGGTGGAATATCAAGTGCAGTGCCAGGTTCAACAGCTGGATCAGGTGGTTCTGGAAATCCTGGTGGTTCGGGAGGGAGAGCTAGTAATGGTGGATGTGGAACAACTAATAGAGGAGGTGGAGGTGGGGGATCAGGAAGAACAGCTGGTGTTATAAACAATAATGGCGGTTCTGGCGGCAAAGGAATTGTTATAATACGATACAAATTCCAATAATACTTTACAAAAGACTATAAATATGTTATATTAATGGAATAAGGATTACATAATGAATCTAAAAAACTACTATTATTATTTTCAATCAGCATTATCACCAAGATTTTGTGATCAAGTATTAGACTATGGTAAAAGACATCAATCAGAAATGGCCGTTACTGGAGGTGTTGAAAATATAATTAAGACACAAGGTAAATTAGACCAAAAGTCCATCAAAAATATTCAAAAGAAAAGAAATTCAGATATTGTTTGGATGAATGATCGTTGGATTTATAAAGAGATCCATCCTTTTATACACGAAGCAAACAGTAAAGCTGGTTGGAACTTTGATTGGGATTGGTCAGAATCTTGTCAGTTTACAAAATACGGTGTAGGCCAATACTATGGCTGGCATTGTGATAGTTGGGAAGAGCCTTACAAAAGAGAAAAACTTCCAAATGGCCAGTTTCCTATGGATCATGGCAAAATCAGAAAATTGTCCGTAACTATATCATTATCAGAACCTACTGAATATGTAGGTGGTAATTTAGAATTTGATTTTAGAAATCAAGTAGATTGGGAAAGAAATAAAAAAGCAAAAATTAAAGAGTGTGTAGAAATACGGCCTCGTGGTTCTATTATTGTATTTCCTAGTTTTGTTTGGCATAGAGTAAATCCGGTAACACAAGGAACAAGATATTCTTTAGTAATATGGAATTTAGGATATCCGTTTAGATAGAAAATATATATATATATGACTATAATGACAAGTAATAATGATTTAAGAACAGATGTATATTTTGGTTGTCCAGTTTATGTTATAGATAAACCAGAATGGATTAATTCTACAAATAAAGTTTGTGATCGTTATATAAAAGAGGCCTATGATAGAGAAAAGCCTCGTATGAAAGAAAGAGAAAAGTTTTTAGGTAAAAAAGACTTTGCAAAAGTGAAAGATCACGGTATGTCTTATCATTCTGGCCCACTTCAAAACGATCCAGGCCTAAAAGATTTGCAAAATTATATAGGCAATACAGCTTGGAATATAATGGACAGTCAAGGTTTTGATATGTCACAATATACAATGTTCTTTACTGAATTTTGGGTACAAGAGTTTTCTAAAAATGGTGGTGGCCATCACGACACACATATACATTGGGATAATCATATATCAGGATTTTATTTTTTAAAATGTTCTGAAAAAACATCTTTTCCATTATTTCACGATCCAAGGCCAGGTGCTTTAATGACTAAATTACCATTAAAAGATAAAACACAAGTAACCTTTGGTCAAGACATAGTAAATTATAGGCCAAAACCTGGTACAATGATATTTTTTAATTCATATATGCCACATCAATATGCCGTTGATGATGGCGTAGAACCATTTAGATTTGTACATTTTAATATACAAGCAATACGAAATATGATAATTGAAGGAGTAAAAAAACTATGAGTTTTGAAAAGAATAACTATCTAGTGATAAAAGAAGCAATTGAACCAAAAGTAGCTGAGTTTATTTATAACTATTTTTTAATGAAACGACAAGTGGCCAGAACATTTTTTGACACAAGATTTATTTCACCATTTACAACAGAATGGGGTGTATGGAATGATGAGCAAGTACCAAATACTTATTCACATTACGGTGATGTAGCGATGGAAACTTTATTGTTGGCCGTTCAACCAAAAATGGAAAAATTAACTAAAATTAAATTAATACCTACATACGCTTATGCTCGTATCTACAAAAAAGGTGATATATTACATAGGCACAAAGATCGTTTTAGTTGTGAAATATCTACTACATTAAATCTAGGCGGTGATGAATGGCCTATTTTTATTGAAAAAGATCCTAAAAAAGGTGGATTGATTGAAGGAAAAGGTTATGTTTCTGATCATACAAAAGGAACAAAAGTGATATTAAAACCTGGTGATATGTTAGTTTATAAAGGCAATCTTTGTGAACATTGGCGAGAAGCTTTTAATGGAACAGATTGTGGTCAAGTATTTTTACATTATAACAATCAAGCAACTAAAGGTTCTTCTGATAACATATTTGATGGCCGTCCTCATTTAGGATTGCCTTCTTGGTTCAAAAAATTTAAGCTGTAGTAGTTTATGATTTATGAAACTACCAATTATAATCGATAATATTATATCTAAAGACTTACAAGAAAAAATTAAGAATACATTATTAAGCGATGATTTTAATTGGTTCTATATAACTGATGTTACACACGCAACAGATAACAAACAACAAAGGCCTGGTTTTCAACACAGATTTGTTGTAAAAGAAAAAATCAATAGCGATTATCATAATTTGGTTTTACCTATAATACAAAACAGTTGCAATCATATAAATTATAATTATACTAAAATAATACAAGGCCGTTCTTTTTTACAATTGCCATTAAATCTATCAGACACAAAAATCGATACGCCTCACATAGATTTATTTGATCAACATTTAGTCATATTATATTATGTTGTAGATTCAGATGGTGACACTGTAATCTATAAAAACAGATTTAACAAAAAAAGTCCTATACCTTATTTTGATGATTTGAAAGAATTAAAAAGAGTCACACCTAAACAAGGCCGTGTGGTATTGTTTAACGGTTCACATTGGCACACTTCAAATCAGCCTAAAGAACATGTAAGATGTATTATTAATTACAATGTAATCGATAAATAGGTATATGACTACAATTGACAACAAAGTAAATGAAATACTTGGTATTAATGCTGAACATAAACCTACACTAGAGACTGTAATCAAAGTAGATAATCCACCAGTGCCTCGTGTCAAAGACAACAATAAATCAGATATAGACAATGATTACGATTATAGTAGAGAAAATTATTACAATCTCATTGAAAAAGGCCAAGAGGCCATAGAGGGCATACTTGAAATTGCAAAAGAGTCACAACACCCCAGAGCCTATGAAGTGGCCGGCCAACTGATTACAAATGTGGCTCAAACAGTGGATAAACTACAAGATTTACAAAAAAAGTTAAAAGAATTAAAAGATTTACCAAAGACTGCTTCACCACAAATTAAAAATGCTCTTTTTATTGGCAGTACAAAAGAGTTACAACAAATGTTAAAAGCAAATGAAAATATTAAAAGCGAAAAGAAATTACCTGAATAAACAAATATTTTTAATC